ATGAAGTGCGAGTTTCCATTCACGCCGGATGAAGCTTTCGAGGCCGCGACCGAGAGCGCCTACTACGGCGAACAGTTGGCGCAAATGGGGATGGACAAGCGGCTGACGCGTTTGCCGATCGACACCGGCATCCCGGTGATGACGACCTGGGACCTCGGATTGAACGACGCCTGCAGCCTCTGGTTGGTCCAGGTGGTGGGGCGCGAAATCCGCTGGGTGGATTATTACGAAAACAGCGGATTCGGCCTCGAGCACTACGTCCGGGAAATCAAGTGGCGCCGCGAGCAGCATGGCTTTGTGTTCGGCGACCATCATTTTCCGCACGACGTCAACAACGACGAGATTTCAAACGGCAACAGCCGGTTCGATACCCTGGTCGGCCTGGGCATTCAGCCAATCGTGGTGCCGCGAGTGCATAATATCAACGACAGCATTAACGCTGTCAGGCGCATGCTCGGGCGATCCCTGATCGATCCGGTGCGCTGCGCGCACGGCCTGAAGTGCCTTCGCAACTATCGCAAGGAATGGGACGAGGACCGCGCCATGTTCCGCGACAAACCGTTCCAAGACTGGGCGAGCCACGGCGCGGACTCGTTCCGGAATTTTGCGCAAGGGCATGTGGAGCCGCAGATCATCAAGCCGCGCGGGCGGTATCGGAGCAGGCACCACGGTGCCGGCGGATCGTGGGAGTCGGCGTAATCGAGAACAGCGCGGTCGAATGAGATGCATGCATCTCGCAGGCCGGCGACGATCCCCCTGCTCGGCTAGAACCCCAGTAGCGCCAGGACCACCCAGCTGGCAACAGCGATCGAACAGACGATCGCCATCAGGGACAAGGCCGTTCCAAAGATTTTGACCCGCCGCATCTGACCAGCTCACCAACCTACGCCCGCGCATGTTGTTCGGACGCATCCGCATGTAAAGGCGGAATCCCTTGCTGAGCGGATAATGGAGCGGCCTGTGGCAGCGGCGCAACGCTGGGCGGTATTGGAAGGCTGGATCAGCGATCCGAGATCCCGGCACCGCAAGGCCGATTTTTGGGGAGAAATCGCCGCCGAGCAGCGAGAGTATTTGCGTGAGCGCCGCGATTCGGTCCGGATGGAACCGGGGCATGTGGTTGCGTGGATGCGTTATGTGAGAGTCACGTTCAAGCCCAGAGTTGCGTTGTTCGCGTCGATCTGCTGCGCCGCTGGCGGAGCGGCATGGTTTGCCGTTCAGTGGCGGCCTCAGCACTCCCCCGGCGACTTTGAAGAATGCGCGGGGAAGGCCGACCATACAGCCTCGACCCAAGATGAACGCAGCTTGCTGATCACACGATGCGACTTGCAATTTGCCGGACGGCGCAAGCCGGACGGCGGTTACACTTATTATGACTTTCTGCAAAACCGCCATTTCGATATCGCGGGACCGAACCCTACCCCGAGCGAACTGAAGCACTTCGACGAAGAGTATACGCACTACCTGGACGCCCAACGACGCGATGCAGTCGCAGTAACCGACGCAGAGAGACAGAACCAGGCACAAGCAGAGCTCGGGGACGATCGTTTGAGAGGCTCGATTATTCCGCCCGGGTCACGTCCGAGCAGCATTCCGATCCCGAGACCGGTCGACTCGGCAGCGCGATCAAAACGGCTTTGCGAAGAGGCATTCCTGTCGTGCAGCTTGAGCCGATTTTCCAGGGAGATACGGAACTTTTTGGTGTCCAACGCCAAGGTGAACCGCCCTTGAGCGAAAAAAGTAGCTCATCGCAATCTCAGCGAGATTGCAACAGGGCGCAACCACGTTTCCGGGAGGCTCTTGCCTTCCGAACGAAGCGGCGGATGCCGTACTGGACGAGGCGCCCGCGGCGCCGCGCCATCCGCCACACCGCGAACGATTCCAGCCAATTCATGGCCTGGCGAACCTTGCCATAGACCTTGGCGAAGGCAGGGATCGACATCAGCTTGTCGCGGCTCAGGTTGAAGATACGTTCGACCAGCACCAGTTTCAGAACCTCGCCAGCGATCAGGACCGCCAGGCCCATTGGCACGTGACCGGTAGCGACCAGATAGGCGGCCACCGGCTTGATCGGCTCCAGGATGATCAGCGGCACCGCAAACAGGGCCAACGTAGGATATGGCGGCAATGAAGCGATCCAGGTGCGAAGCCTGCCCAACTGCCAGCGCCTGGCCATCCAGCCGGCGACGGGCCGGGCAGCCGTCATGAAGATGGCATCCACCAGGAAATAGATCGCCGCCAGCACAAAGATCAGGGGCTGCACAATTCGGTTCACGTTCGTCTCCAGAAAACCCCGCACGTCACCTAGTTGCGCGGTACCACCGCGAGATAGGTCTCGATTAGTTACGACGGGCTGGCGGCCAGATTAATGTCTCGTAACAATCACGACCTCTGCCGCGAAACCGCGGCTTCCCGAAGGGGCAAAATGCCGCATTGAAACCCTGCCGCGCTTGCGGGCCGTCCGAAAAGGGCGATCGCGCGACATTGTCCGATATCGCTGCCCTGCAGCCAAAATTCAGAAAGATTCGCCATGAATCGCTCATCATCAACGGATGCAACGACAGGCGAGACCTCCGAGGCCACCCCCGATCAGGAAGCCCTGTTCAAGAAGCTCAAGAACTGGTTCCTCGCCGACTACGAGAAGCAGGCGCAGTGGCGCGAGCATGCGCGGGAGGATTTTGCGTTCACCTCGGGCGACCAGCTGTCGGAGACCGACAAGCAGACGCTGCGGGACATGAACCGGCCGATCGTGATCATGAACCGGGTCGAGCCGATCATCGACAGCGTCTCCGGCTCGGAAGTCGCCAACCGGCAGGAGGTGCAGTTCATCCCGCGGCAGCAGGGCGCGGTGCAGGTCAATGAGGTGCTGACCTCGGCGGCAAAATGGTTCCGCGACCAGTGCGACGCCGAGGATGAGGAAAGCGACGCGTTCCGCGAGATGGTGATCTGCGGCATGGGCTGGACCGAAACCCGGCTCGACTATGAGGACGATCCGGACGGCGCGCCCAAGATCGAGCGGCGCGACCCTTTGGAGATGGTGTGGGATTCCACCGCCAGGAAGCGCAACCTAGTCGACATGCGCCGGCTGTTTCATGTGGTCCGCGACGTGCCGATCGAAGAGGCCCGCGCGCTCTGCCCTGGCGATGATTTCGAGGATGCCGACTACAACGCCTCCTGGGTCGACAACATCGAGGCCAAGGAGCCGCACCACGTCAACAGCCGGTTCTACGACAAGGACGAGGTCGAGAGCGACGAGGCCGACAAGACCGTCACCATGGTGCGCGCGCAGTGGTGGGAGCGCGTGCCGGTGTGGCGCGTCGCCGACCCGACCAATCCGGACAATATCCTCACCCTGGAAAAGGCCGAGTTCGAGGACCTGAGCAAGAAGGCAAAGCTCGCCGGCGCACCGCTGCGCTTCGCCAAGCAGACGCGAAAGGTGTTCAAGCAGGCCTATCTCGGCGCCATCCTGCTCGAGATCGGGGAGGCGCCTTGTAAGGATCACTTCTCGTTCAAGTGCATGACGGGCAAGCGCGACCGCAACAAGAACGTTTTCTATGGCCTGGTCCGCGCCATGAAGGATCCGGCGCGCTGGTCCAACAAGTGGATGTCGCAGACCATGCACATCATGAACACCTCCGCCAAGGGCGGCATCATGGCCGAGCGCGGCCAGTTCTTCGAGAACGACATGGAGGGCGAGGAAAGCTACGCCAAGCAGGACCAGGTGACGTACCTGAAGCAAGGGGCGCTGAGCGGGCCGAATCCGAAATTCGCACCAAAGCCGCAAGCGCAGTTTCCGGCTTCGACGTTTCAATTGATGGAATTCGCCATCACCTCGCTGCGCGATGTCACCGGCGTCAATGTCGAAATTCTCGGCCAGCAGCAGAGCGCCAACCAGGCGGCGAGCCTCGACCTGCAGCGCAAGCAGTCGGCGATGATCATCCTGCAGCCCTTGTTCGACAGCCTGCGGCGCTATCGCAAGGAACAGGGCCGACTGCTGCTCTATCTGATCGAGAATTATCTGTCGGACGGGCGGCTGATCAAGATCGTCGGCGGCGACCAGGCGCAGTATGTGCCGCTGGTGCGCCAGCCGGGCCTCAACACCTATGACGTGATCGTGGACGAGAGCCCGAGTTCGCCGAACCAGAAGGAAGCGACCTGGGCGATGCTGCAGCAGATCCTTCCCGTGGTCGGCAAGATGCTGCCGCCGGCGACGTGGCTGGCGCTCTTGAAATATTCGCCGCTGCCGACTTCGGCACAGCAGGACATCTCACAGAGCATCCAGCAGTCGCAACAGAATCATCAGCCGGATCCGGAAGCCGCCAAGGCACAGGCCGAGCTGCAGGCGATGCAGGCCAAGAGCCAGGCTGAGATTGCGAACCACCAGGCCATGACCAACGCCAAGATCCAGAGCATGGCGGCGGAGGCCGAGGCCAAGAACCAGATCGAGCTGCGCAAGGCTGCGGCGGAATCGCTGCGCAACGCCGCGACCGCGCAGCCGCAGATCGGGCCGAACGGCGAGCTGCTGCCGCCGAGCCATGACAATTCAGCGCTGATGATGGCCATGCTGCATGAGTTTCAGACGGCCATGCAGGCCATCGCCGCGGCGATGAGCGCGCCAAAGCAGATCATTCGCGACCAGAACGGCGATCCGATCGGGGTCGCGCCGATGCAAACGCCCAATCCCGTGGTGAAATGACATGGCCAATTTCAATAAATTCAATCAGTTCGTCGCCGACCTAGCGACGAAAACTCACAACCTCAATGCCGACACGCTGAAAATCCTTTTAACCAACACCGCGCCGGTTGCCAGCAACACGGTGAAGGCCAACCTCACCGAGATCGCCGCCGGCAACGGCTATACGGCGGGCGGAAGCCTCGCGGCGTTCATCTCCGGCAACGACACGGCGGGGACCTACAAGCTGGTCCTGTCGCCGGTCGTGTGGACGGCCACCGGCGGCCCGATCGGGCCGTTCGAGTTTGCAGTGCTCTATAATTCGACGCTGGCGGCCGGAAACCTGATCGGCTGGTGGGATTACGGCGTGCCGATCACGCTGACCAACGGCAACACATTTACGATCGCGCTCGATCAGACCAACGGCGTCTTTACGCTCAGCTGAGGCACCCCTCATGGCCAAGCTATACAATCTCGCCCGCATGACCACCGCGACCACCGGCACGGGAACGATCACGCTCGGTATCGCCGTCTCGGGCTATCTGACGTTTGCCCTGGCCGGCGTCGCCGACGGCGATATCGTCTCGTATGGGATCAACGACGGCCTAAACAGCGAGGTCGGGACCGGCACGTACACGGCCTCCGGAACGACACTGACGCGCACCGTCACCGCATCAACCAACGGCAATGCGGCCATCAACCTGTCCGGCACGGCGCAGGTGTTCATCACGCCGCGCAGGGAAGATCTGCTCAGCGTTTTGCCGAACAACAATCTCGCCGGAAACAATAGCGGGGCTGCCGCGCCGCCGGCCGCGCTGACCGCCGACCAGGCCGTGGCGCTGCTCAAGACGGGCATCGCGGCGACTGGGATGCTGCAATCGAAGTATGTGACGTTCTCCTACAATCTCGCCACGGCTTCAGGGTCGCAATCGATCACCGGTGTGGGGTTCAAACCGTCAACTCTCATTGTGCTTGGCTTCGTGAACGCGACGAATACGGTGTCAATTGGATTCGCTGATGCTGGAAGAACCGGCGCGGCTGTGACCTGGTATGGATCGAATTTGGGAACAGGTGGTGCGCATCCATTTGAGGCGTTTCTTGCCAACGGAGCCGGCGCTGATTTCGCCACTGGTGATATCAGCAGCTATGATTCGGACGGTTTCACCATCTCATGGACGAAGAATGGATCGCCAACCGGCACCGTGACCTGGTCCGTATTGGCATTGCGCTGACATGCTCGGATTTGACGCCTTAGGAAGGCTCGCCCTCGGGCAGGCGCGTGCTGCGCCGACGACGCTGGCCGCTTCGGTCGGATCGTTCTCGGTCACCGGCATTGCCGCATCATTGACCATTTCGCAGGCCTCGGGCGCTGGGGCTTACGCGCTTTCGGGCGTTGGGACGCCGCTTCGAGCCAGCATGAGCGCCCAGACCGGCGTCGGCTCGATGATCGGCGTCACGGCGTCATTCAATCTGGCCGAGCTCTCCGCAGTCGGCTCTTACGGCCTCGGCGCAGTCAAATTTTTCGTTCAGACGCCGGCCGGCCTCGACGCGCTGGGACGCCTTGCGATTGGTCAGATGTCGAACGCCGTGCCGATCTCCGGCGTGGCGGTTTCGATCAAAATGCCTGCCGCGGGCAGCGCCTTGGCCATCACGCCCGGCCCGCTGAACGCACTGCTGCGCACCGGCGCCGATTTCGACCTGGTCTATGGCGGCATTGGCCACTACCTCGAGGAACTGGAGCGGGCAAGGCAGCTCGCCAAGATAACCCGCAAGACGCCGGCGCCGATCGTCCAGCAGAGCGGCCCGGCTCTGCGGCCAGCGCCGAGCGCTTCGATTGCGCCCATGGCAACGGCATCATTGCCGCCCGCGATCGACCTGCAGGCCATCGCTGCACAGCGCATGGCCCAACAGCAGGCGCAAGCCGAACAGGCCAGAACCCTGAAGCGGCGACGGCAGCAACTGGAAATCCTGCTGCTCGCCTCGTAATTCCCGGCTGACCGGGTTTCGCGCGCGGCGTCCCGCGCCTCTGCACCGTCAGTAAACGGCAAGGACCTGACATGAGCGATACTTTTGACATCGGGCCGACGTTCTCCCCGGAAGAGAACGCATTCTTCGAAAGCGGTGGCAACACCGAGATCCCGACCGGCGACAAGGCCGCCGAGAGCGGCAAGACCGAAGTGACCGACACCGGCAAGACGACCGAGACGGCCGACAAGGTCGAGAAGATGGTGTCGCTCTCGGCGCTGCACGAGGAGCGCGGCCGGCGCAAGGCGACCGAGAACGAAAAGCGCGCGCTGGAGACACAACTCGCCGAGTTGCGCGGAAAATTTTCCATCATCGAGCGGCTGCAGCAGCCGGAACAGAAGCCGGCGCCGACGGTCGACGACGACATTTTTGGCGTGGTGCGAACCCAGGGCGATACCATCGCCCAGTTGCAGCAGCGGCTGAAGGTCGACGACGACCAGCGCCGCGCCGACGGTGAGCGCAATCAGCTGGTCGGCGCCTATCGCGCCGACGCCGCGCAGTTCGAGGCGAAAAACTCGGACTTCAAGGCGGCGTATGCGCATCTCTTGAACAGCCGCGCCTCCGAGCTGCAGGCGATCGGCTATGACGATCCCCTGCAGCTACAGCAAGCGCTGATCAACGACGAAATGTCAATCGCGCAGGCGGCGCTGGCCGGCGGCCGAAGCGCCGCGGAGGTGATCTACAATCTGGCGAAGCAGCGCGGCTACAGGAAGGCCGAGCCTGGCGCCAAGGGCGCCGACAAGATCGACACCATCAACCGCGGCCAGCAGGCCAACAAGAGCCTCGCCAATACCGGCGGCGCGAGCGGCGATGGCGAGATGACCGGGGAGATGCTGCTGAAAATGCCGATGGATGAATTCGAGGCCTGGTGCAACAAGAACCCGGCCAAGGCGAAGCGGCTGATGGGGGGATGAGGTGACGACGGCGCCGACGGTCGTCCTCGACCACTATGCCATCCGAATCTATTTTGGCGAAGTCCTTCATCTTCATCTCGATCGCGCAAAGCTTCTCGGCGTGCAGGCGTGGACCGATGGCGACCACGACTTCAGCATCGAGTATGCCCTGAGCGGCGGCAGCATCGTCACCGAGTACAGCGATCGGGAGGTCTGGCGCAGCATCCTGGCTGCGCTCGACCACGTTCTTTTAGGCCCCGCAGAGCCTCGATCTGCATTCGTCCGGCGGACGTAAAACGCCAACCCGTCCCACACCGAAGACGTGATTTCGGTGAAGCGCCAGGCCCGCAGCGTCATGCGCGCAAAACCCTTCATTATCAATCACGTCTTTGGAGACATCAAACATGTCAACGACCACCTATGGAGTGAACGACTCACTCTCCAACAAACTTTGGGCCAAGAAGCTCGCGGCGGAAGCGCTGAAGGAAACTTACTTCGGCAAGTTCATGGGCACCGGATCCGACAATATGATCCACGTCAAGAACGAGACCTCGACCAACGCCGGCGATGCCGTCACCTTCGGGCTGCGCATGCAGCTTGCGGGCGACGGCGTCACCGAGAGCCAGACGCTGCAGGGCAACGAGGAGCCGCTGACCACCTATTCCGACAAGGTGATCATCAACGAGCTCGCCCACGCCGTCCGCGTCAAGAACAAGAACTCGATCGACGCCCAAAGGGTGCCGTTCAACCTGCGCGACGAGGCCAAGATGGGGCTGAAGGACTGGTTCGCCAACCGGTTCGACACCTGCATGTTCAACCATCTGGGCGGCAACACGCTGGTGACCGACATGCGCTACGCCGGCAACAACGCGATCGTGGCGCCGACGCGGATCTATCGCGGCGGCGGCGCCACCGACGACGCCACCATCAACGCCGACAACACCAAGATCATGAACCTGCAGATCATCGACGCGCTGGTGGAGCGCGCCAAGACGGCCGTGCCGCTGATCCGCCCGATCAGAGTCGGCGGCGAGGACAAATACCTGATGTTCCTGCACGACTACCAGGTGACGGATCTGCGCACCTCGACCTCGTCGGGACAGTGGCTGGACATCCAGAAGGCGGCGCTGGCCGGCGGCATTGGCAGCAAATCGCCGATCTACACCGGCGCGCTCGGCGAATACAACCGGGTGATCCTGCATGAAAGTTTCCGCATCCCGATGGGCGTTTCCAATGCGGGCGCGCAGCAGACCTCGACCCGCCGCGCCGTGTTCTGCGGCGCCCAGGCCGGCGCCATCGCCTGGGGCAAGGAATTTTCGGAAGGCAATCACTACAAGTGGATCGAGGAGCTGTTCGACTATGAACGCGAGCTCGGCGTTTCCACGCAGACCATCTGGGGCCTGAAGAAGACCGTGTTCAACGCGGTCGATTTCGGGACCATCGTCGCCACCACCTTCGCCGTCGCGCACTGATCCGCAACACCTGAGCATGCCAACCCCGGAAGGCGAAACGTCTTCCGGCCGCATGCCTTAAGCTCTGAAGGGAGCAATTTTCCATGACCACCGGAATCCCGGGCTCAACGGCGCGGCGCAACGCCCTGCAGCTCGTTCACTACGTGCGCTTCACCGTCAATTTCAACGACGCCAACATCGCGGGCGGCAACAACAAGCAGTGGCTGCCGGCGGGGGCCATCATCACCGACACCTCGGTGATGATCGTGACCGCGTTCAATGCCGGCACCACCAATGTGCTCACAGTGGGCCTGACCCCGATCGGGAACGCGCCCGATGTGGGGGGCACGCCGGTCACCAACAACGTGGTCGCGGCCGGGCAGGTCGCGCCCGGCGCGGTGGCGCTGGCCAACGGCATCCTGCCGACCGGCGCCGCCCTCGGGCCGCTGGCCACCGACGCCCAGGTCAACGTCACCTACACCCAGACCGGCGCGGCGGCGACCGCCGGGCAGGCGGTGGTGATGATCAAGTATATCGCCAACAACGACCTCTGATCGGCGAAGGCAATCCAGTCTTCCTTCGCGGCTTTCTGGATTGCTTCGCTTCGCTCGCAATGACGGGGAGAGGACGGCGGAAGCCTCTCCCCGTCATTGCGAGGAGCGCTTGCGACGAAGCAATCCAGAAAGCCGTGAAGCAAGAACTGGATTGCTTCAATCCCCCCATCCCCCGGAGCCATGGCGCTCCAGCACAGGAGTTTTGAGACATGGTCACGACCACCGGCACCGACAGCCTTCGTCAGAACCAGATCGTTCAGGTCGGCTTTCTGCAGGAATCCGCGGCCGACAACATCACCGCATTCCCCGGCGGCGGCCAGACCAACGCCACGCTGCTCTCCAACGAGCTCAACAAAGTCACCACCGTTGCGACCTCGGGCGACTCGGTCAAACTGCCGCCTTCGATGCCCGGCCTCACCCTCGTGGTGACCAACAAGGGCGCCAATTCGATGCAGGTGTATGGCTCCGGCGCCGACACCATCGACGATTCGGCCGCAGCCACCGGCGTATCGCAGATGCGCGGCTCGGTGGTGATCTATGCCTGCCATACCGCGGGCGCCTGGTACACCGAAGGCCTCGGCACCGGATTTTCGTCATCGGGTGGCGGCGCGTTCCAGACCTTTTCATTTGCCGACGGGCTCACCGCGCACGCCGGCGGCGGCCAGGCGGCGGCGACGCCGATCCTGGCATCGCAGGTCGGGTTCTCGGTGGTGGCAACGGCCAATGACTCCGCGGTGCTGCCGCCCGCCGTCGCGGGTATGCAGGTCGACGTCATCAACGAGACCGCCACCAGCATGAACGTCTTCCCGGCATCGCAGGCGCAGGGCGGCGCTGTCGGCGGCGACAAGATCAACACGCTGGCGCAGAACACGGCCGTTGCCGTCACCAACGCGGCGCCGACGATCTTCTACTGTCTCACCACCGGAACGTGGTGGACGAAGTAGCGTGGATCCCGCCCATTTCCTGATGCACTACGGCGCCGTGGTTGTCGCGAAACAGCCGGCGCCGCCTGCCGTGAAGGTGCCCGATGACGCGAACCCTGCAAGACCTCCAGAACCGGATCGCGGCGGACCTGACGCGCGACGACCTGACCGGCGACTACCTGACAAGCCCGATCGCAAACGCCGTCGCCGACACCATCCGGTTCTACGCCCGTGAACGGTTCTGGTTCAACCAGACCCGGACCCAGACTTTTGGCACGGTCCCCGGCCAGAACACCTACACGGCCAGCGATCTTGCGATCATCCCCAACATCATCCGGATCGACGCGCTGTATCTGCCGCAGAACCAGTCGATCTATCCGCTCGATCGCTTCGAGCCGGATGATTTCGAGGTGATCTCCGCCAGCATGACCGGCGGCGGGCGGCCGACCGGCTACACCTATAGCGACCAGACCATTCTGCTGTGGCCGATCCCCATCGCTGCCTACACCATGCGTCTGCACTGCTTCTACAAGCTCAGCTACCCGAACCCCGGTGACACCAACGCCTGGACCGACGACGCCGAGGAACTGGTGCGCAGCCACGCCAAGATGCTGCTGTACATGGACGTGCTGGAAGACGACGAGAACGCGCAGCGGATGTCGACGAAGATCCCGGTGCTGCTGGGCGCGCTGCGCAGCGAAACATCCGCCCGGCTGGCCACGGGCCGCATTCGGCCAACGGAGTTTTAGGCGGCGCAGTGCGAGTTTGACACCAGCCGGAGCTTGAAGCAGGAGAACGCGACGGGGTGTGGATGTATCAAGACGGCCATGTGAGCCATCCTGCATCAGCGTTGAAAGCCCAGTGAACGCAAGGCGGGTGAGAAGTGTCACGCCGCGGCGATCCGACATGGCGCTGAGGCGGGCTCGTTCTGGGCACCGTTCATTGCCGGCGCTTCGGGGGTGAGCGGAATCTCGAGCGTAAAGGTCGAGCCCAGTCCGGCTCCGTCGCTTTGCGCGGTCAGGCTGCCGCCCATTTCCTGCGCGGCGATCACGCAGCTGTGCAAGCCGAAGCCGTTTCCGGATTTCCGCGTGGTGAAACCGTGCGCGAAAATGCGCGTCAGGTTCTCCGGCGCGATCCCGCTGCCATTGTCGGCCACCGTGATGCGCAGGGCTCGCCCTTCCAGAAGCGCAGCGCCCAGGGTGATACGGGGTGGCTCAGCGATGCCGCTGGTCGCGTGCCTGGCGTTGCTGATCAGGTTCACCAGGATCTGCAGCAACCGGTGGCGGTCCAGCACCAGGGCGGGCAGCTCCGCCAGGTCCTGCAGGACGTTCACGTCGAGCCCTGTCTGCGCCCCGGCGTCCATGCGCAGCGCCTCGTCCACCAGCTCGCGCAGTTTCAGGGATTCGACGACACGCGGCGCGCTGGCATAGGATTGCTGGGCGGCGACGACTTGCTTGATGTGCTCGACGCTCCTTCCGAGCGTGCCGAGTTCCCCCGCCATCGCGTCGTGCTCGACCTCCAGCGCCTGCGACAGCTTGCGGAGGTAGCCGGGCATCAATTTACCCTTGGCGTCCCGCGTCAGGTAGTCGCCGAGATCGTCGACGTGCTCGTCCATCAGCCCGACCGCGCGCGCCAACCCCTTGATGCTGGAGGTGCGCAGTCGTTCGCCGAGCAGTCCGGCGGAGATGTTGACGCTGTTGAGCACGTTGCCGACGTTGTGCAGCACGTTGGCGGCGATTTCCGCCATGCCGGCCAGGCGCGCGGCGCCGACCAGTTTCATCTGTGTCTCGCGCAGCTCGCTGGTTCTCCGCTGGACGCGCTGCTCCAGCTCTTCATTCAACAGCCCCAGCTCGGCGGTGAGCTGAACGGTCCTGATCATGTTGTCCTTGAACACCTCGACGGCGCCCGCCATGGCGCCAATCTCGTCGCGGCGCCCACGATCCGGCACCTCCAGCTCGAGAGATCCGGACGCGATCCGGCGCATGGCGCCGGCCAGCCGGCCAATCGGTCGCGTGATCGACAGACCCACGAGAAGCGCCAACCCGACCCCGAGCAGGCCGGAAGCCGCGGCGGCACCGAGCACCGTGGTGCGGACGGATCGGCGCGCCGATACGGTCTGCTCGCGCCGGAGCTGCCGCTCAGCCGTCAGCTGCTGCTGCTTCTGCATGATCAGGGACTGGGTTTGCCGGAAGGCGCTATCGAGCTGAACCAGGGTGACGCTGTGTGTCGCGATCGCGTCACCGAGGGTTTCGACCGCCGGGTCAAGCGCCTCGAGCGAGGTTGCCAGGGTGCCGGCGAGGCGCCGGACTCGCGGCGTCACGCCTTCGCCCTGCTGCAGCATGGCCCGCAGCCCCTCCGTGACCTTGGCCGAAGAGGTCCGGACAACCTGCCCGGAGACAGCGTCTTCACCGAGCGCGTAACGTTGCGCGAAGACAAGGGGGTGAACCGCTGAAGCGATGATCGACGTTGCGGCTTCGACCGCCGCCCGGCTAGGTGATTGGGTGACGGCGTTGGCCAGAGCTGACAGCGCATTCTCGGGTTCGGCTGCCGCCTGCATCAGCACCACCGAGCTTTCGTGCTTGGTCCGCGCCGCCGTCATGACGGCGTTCAGCGCCTTGCGGACCTCGGTGACGCTGGCGCGGAGTTGCGCGGGGGCTTCGCCGATGGCGCCGAATTGCTCCACCGCAGCGGTGAGCTCGGACAGGGCGGAGTCCACCAGCGCGCGGTCAACCTCCGCGCGGGTGCGCACGTAATTGGCGAGGCGCCACTGAACGGTATCGAGGGTTGTTCTGATCACCGCCATCCGCCCGGCGCTGGCCTCGGCGGTGACGTCGGCGGCGGTGGCGGTGTCGACGCGATTCTCGGCCAGCCATACCGCGACCGCAACACCGGCCTGCAGCAATATCAGGGCCGTGAACGCGCCGATGATGCGCGTCGGGATGGAATGAAGCCGGCCCACGAGAACCTCCGGCAGCCAGGGCCGGTTGCTAGGCACCGGCATGGATCAGGCGGTTGACCCGCTCGGCGCCATACTTCGCGGCGAGGCTTTCGAGGTAGGGGCGCGACGCCGCGACGAATCCGGCGACATCGATATCGTCCAGCACGATCATTCCGGCCGCTTTCAGCCGGCCGAGGCTTGCCTTGGTGGCGATGTCCGAAATTTCCCGGGTCGCCGCCGCGCCTTTGCCCGCACATGCGATCAGGCTTGAGCGTTGCGGCCCGGTCAGATCATCCATCAAATCGATCGAGCAGAGGAAGAGCGCCGGGTCATAGATGTGGCCGGTCAGAGACAGATATTTCTGAACCTCGTAGAGCCTGAAGAACTCGATCGTCAAGATCGCGTTCTCCTGCGCCTGGAACTGGCCGGTGCGCAGGCCTTCATAGAGCAAGGTGGCGCTGAGCGTGCCGGCGTTGGCGCCGAGCGCACGGAAAGCACCGAGGATCATCTCCGATTGCGGCACGCGGACCTTGAGCCCTTGCAGGTCGGCGGGCCGCCTGACCGGGGTGCTCGACGTAATGTGGCGCAATCCGTTCTCGCCCCACCCCAGAACCTGCAGGTGTTTTGCAAGTGCAAGCTCGGCGAACTCCGCACCCACCGGGCCGTCCAGAACCGACCTGGCCCGTGCGACATCACGGAACAGGAAGGGAGCGTTGATGACATTGCTCTCGGGGACGATGTTGCCCATGGCAACATTCGCACAGATCATCCCGTCGAGCGTTCCACTGACGCAGTTCTTCAACATGCCGACGTCATCGCCAAGCTCGGCGTTCCCATGCACCTCGACTTGCAATACGCTGCCGATCACCGGATCCGAGGCGACGGCTTCGGCAAACGCAATGGCGCCGCGCCCAAGGTGGGATTGATCCGGATTGGTATGTCCGAAACGGACTGTCCTTGGAGCTGCCCGTGCAATGTGGGGAGCGGCAAGCCCGGCGATCGTGAGAGCCGCAAAACCAGCAACGAAGTCACGGCGTGTGGCGGGAAGAATCTTGGTTCTGTTGCTCACTATCAGGATACCCAAAAAATATTGGTGAAAGTAGCGGGCTCATTAACCTGGGCAATACGCGGGGCGATCGTACATTTCTTGTCTTAACCAATGCTCACTCCCGGTCGTTTTCAACCGAACGCGGCGCTTCGCGCATTTCTGCAGGCGCGGTGATGATGCCTGCTCCGACGCCGCGATCGCCCCCGCCGGGTCTGGTTCTGGGCCGATCGTCGGCATCATCCAGCCCGTTGGGTGGACTGAGCGCTTCGCGAAACCCATCACCTGCGGAATGCGCGATTGATGGACTTCGCTGCGCTCAGCCCATCCTACGGCGCTACCGCTGGACGATCGATTCCAAGAAACGGATCGGTCCCAACTCCCAGGACCTCATTCTGAGAGCGTGAGAATCTATCTCTGACCTCATCTCGAGAGCATGTGTGCTGCCCTCATCCTGAGGAGCATCGGCGGAGCCGATGCGTCTCGAAGGATGGCCGCAACGCATGGACTCGCGGCCATCCTTCGAGACGCCGCGCCCGGCGCGCAACTGCGCGCCTGAGAGCGCGGCTCCTCAGGATGAGGTCCGAGATAGATTCTCAAGCCCGTAGGGTGGGTTGAGCCCTTCGCGAAACCCACCGTCTGAGCACGGCGCATGATGGGTTTCGTAAGAACTCAACCCATCCTACGGCGCTGCGGCAAGACCTTGCCGGGGGCTACCCCGCCCCTCCGCGATAGGCAGCGCGCTTTTGCTGCGGCGAAGTTACATGACCTCACACCCATCCGGATCTCCCTCATGCCGCTGCTCAGCTATGGCGAATGGAAGCCCGATCTTTCGGACTACGAGGCCGCCACCTCGCAGAACGTCATCAACGTGCTGCCGCGCGGCGATGGCTATGGGCCGTTCCCGAGCCTGACCGCGCTTTCCGCCTCGCTCGGCTCGCAATGCCGCGGCGCCTTCGTCGCGCACAAGACCGACGGCTCGGTGACGATCTTTGCCGCCACCGCGACCGATCTGTTCATCATGGACAATACGATTTTCGCCTGGAACAAGGTTTCCAAGGCGGGAGGGCCGTATTCCTCGGTGTCGAGCGGCGATCAATGGCGCTTCGGGCAGTTCAACAATCTGGTGATCGCGGTGCAGGCCAACGCGCCGCCGCAATTTTACGACGTGACCACCTCGACCGCGTTCGCCGATCTTGCCGGTTCGCCGCCGCAGGCGCGCTATATCGACATCGTCGGGCGCTTCGTGGTGCTGTCGGGGCTGTTGTCCAATCCCTACCGGGTGCAGTGGAGCGGCCTCAACGACGTCAATGGCCCGACCAGCTGGACGCCCGGCCTCAACTCCGCCGATTTCCAGGACCTGCCCGACGGCGGCATCGTGCGCGGCGTGGCCGGCGGCGAAGCGGGCATCATCCTGCAGGACTCCGCGATCCGCCGCATGACCTATGTGCCGGGCTCGCCGGTGATCTTCCAGATCGAGCGGATTGCACAGGACAAGGGCCTGTTCGGCCCCTATTCGATCATCCGCGCCGGCGAACGGGTGTTCTTCTTTTCGACGCAGGGGTTTCATCGCATCGATCCCGGCGGCTTTCCGACCCCGATCGGGCGCGAGCGGGTCGACCGCACCTTCTTTGCCGATCTCGATCGCAACAACCTGCAGCTCTTCATCGGCGCCGCCGATCCGCGCAATTCGCGGGTGTTCTGGGCCTATAAATCCGCCAACGGCACCGCCAACCAGTTCGACAAGATATTGGCCTATGACTGGGTGCTGGATCGCTTCACGCCGATCCGGATCAGCGGCGAATACCTGCTGCAGCTTTCGCAGCCAGGCATCACGCTGGAGGGGCTGGACGCGCTGGCGCCAGGCGCACTGGCGATCACCGGCGCCGCCAACAACGGCAGCGGCCTGGTCCGCTGCACCGTCGCCTCAACCACGACGCTGAGCACCGGCCAATATGTCGGGATTTCGAACGTGCCCGGCGCCTCCGAAATCGTCAGCGAATGGACCATCACGGTGATCGACGCCACGCATTTCGATTTGCAGGGCTCAACCTTTTCGGCGTCGTTCACCGGCACGCTCGGCGGCTCGCTCGATGCCATGACCACCTCGCTGGATAATTTTTCCGCTTCCAGCACGCCGGAAATCGCCGCGTTCGATCCGTCGCACATGCTGAACTTTTTCCGCGGCGGGAATCTTGAGGCTACGCTGGATAGCGCCGAACAGGGCACCGATGGCACCCGGATCAAAGTGCGCGGCTTTCGGCCGATCACCGACGCGCCCGCGCTCTACGGTTCGGTATCATTCCGCGATACCCAGCAGGCCGCGCCGACCTTCACCGCGGAAAGCCTGATCAACGCCAAGACCGGCCGGGTGAACCTGGTGAAATCCACCCGGTATGCGCGGGCGCGGTGCCGGATCCCGGCTGGCACGGCGTGGACGTTCATCGGCGGGATCGAGCCGGACGTGGCAACCGAGGGAATGAGGTGAATGTACCAACGAACGAGCGCGACCAGAGCAAAGTCAACGGCCCGATACAGCGGCCGTAGCCCGGACGAGTTACCGGGACCGCGCTCGGCGCGGCCCCGGTAACGACACCCGGGATTTCCTGGTTGAACCGCATGTCGCATACGCTCATGCGGGCTACGGCTCGGGCACGCATTCGCGCTACCCATCTGCTCGCTTTCGACAGTCTACGGCGCCGACCGAATGACCCGCGCCAGGCAGATGGGGTTTCGAACCGACATGCCGCTCTACTATGGATCAGGCGAGGAACTCAGCTCTTTAAGAGCTGTCCCCACCACTGCAGCGGGCATGGAGTTACCTGGAGTTTCCTTGGCGATGGATCCGAAGTTGGCGAATCAGTTCGCGATGTCGCGAAGAGATAAGCTAGCAAATCCACAGGTCTATGCGCTGTTTCATCGGGCGGAACGTCCGACCTCGTTGACACTAGATGGATCTGAAACCCACGGGCAGGTGGTTGCGACATTGCGGGATGCCTTCGATGCTGGGCACGATGCGGTGATGATCAGAAATTATCCTACACCCGGCGGCCCCACCGGTCAAAATATCATCGTCGTCCGGGACGCGAATCAACTTCGCAGCCCGAATGCAGTGTTCGATCCTGCCAGAAAATTCGATCCTCATCTGTTGGCAGGCCTCGGGGGTATTACCGTCGTCGGCGCGGGGTTCGGGGCGCCGTGGCAATATGAGACGGCCCCGGAATGATCGATTTGGTTCGGTTCTTATATTGAAACGCCCAAGTCGCAGGTCGTTGATTATGCAAAATCCGGCGCTCCGATGAGTCTACCGGAAATCGGCGTCGCCGGAAGGCGCCTTGGATTCCAGAACGGGCGCAACCGTTTCGCCGTCGCCAGAGACAACGGCGACGCCATGATCCCGGTCGTCGTCCATCGCGACAATATTGAGGACGTTCTTTCGACAGTCTACGGCGCCGACCGAATGACCCGCGCCAGGCAGATGGGATTTCGAACCGATGTGCCGCTGTACTATGGATCAGGCGAGGAACTCAGCTCTTTAAGAGCTGTCCCCACCACTGCAGCGGGCATGGAGTTACCTGGAGTTTCCTTGGCGATGGATCCGAAGTTGGCGAATCAGTTCGCGACCGCACGGGGTAGTGGGCAAACAAATCCGCAGGTTTACCAACTGTTTCATCGCACGGAACGTCCGACATCGTTGACACTAGATGGATCTGAAACCCAGGGACAGGTCGTTGCGGCATTGCGGGACGCCTTCGATGCAGGGCACGATTCGGTGATGATCAAAAATTATACCACACCGGGCGGCCTCCGTGGGCAAAATATCATCATCGTCCGGAACGCGGACCAATTGCGCAGCCCGAATGCAGTGTTCGATCCTGCCAGAAAGTTCGATCCTCATCTGTTGGCTGGCCTCGGGGGTATTACCGTCGTCGGCGCGGGGTTCGGGGCGCCGTGGCAACATGAGACGGCCCCGGAATGATCGATTTGGTTTGGGTCTTATATCGAAACGCCGAAATCGCAGGTCGTGGACTATGCAAAATCCGGCGCTCCGATGAGCCCTGGAAATCGCTGAAAATCGAATACATTTACAAACTCGTAGGGTGGGTTGAGCCCTTCGCGAAACCCGCCGTCTGGGTTCGTGCGGCGCATGATGGGTTTCGTAAGATTTCAACCCATCCTGCTGCATCGCGGTGACGGACTTGCTTTTCGGGGTGCCCGGCCGCGTCCATGCCATCCCTCCCCGCCTGCCAAGCCAGGATCATTCCACAAGCACGAGAGGCCGTCGCCGATGACCGTCTCCACCAACGAGCGCGACCAGACCAAGATCAACCGCGCCATCCAGCAGCTCGAGCAGGGGCGCCTGAACGTGGGCGGCGTCTGCACGCTGGCGGTGGGCGCGACGAGCACGGTGGTGACGGCGCCGAACTGCGGCGCGGGCAGCCAGGTGCAGTTGACCCCCAAGACTGCGAACGCCGCGGCGGCGCTGGCCACCGCTTTTGTCAGCGCGGTGGCGAACGGATCGTTCACCGTCACGCACGCAAGCAATGCACAAACCGATCGGACATTTGGCTATGCCTGCTTCGGCTGACCGAGCCGATGGCGACGGCGGCGTTGAATTGATTTGCGTCGACCCGAAGCGTATCGGCGAGGTGTGGCCGCACGTGGTGCACCTGATCCACGGCGCGGTGAAGCGGACCAACCTGAGCCACACGCTGGATATCGAGCTCGATGTGCTACATGGCAGCGGCCTGCTGTGGCTCGCCTGCCGCGGGGGCAGGATCCTGGCGGCGATGACGACGGCGCTGGTGAAGACCGATCGCGACAAGGTCTGCGTCCTCACCGCCTGCGGGGGCGAGCATATGGCGCAGTGGCTGCCGCTGCTCGGGCGGATTGAGGCCTATGCCCGCGCCGAAGGCTGCAACTGCGTGCGCATCCATGGCCGCAAGGGCTGGGCGCGAGTACTGGAAAACTACAGCGTCGAACATGTGATTTTGGAACGTGCTCTTTGACGGGCGTGGAAACCTTTCCCCGTCAATGCGAAGCGCACTAGCGCCGACGTAATCCAATCTTTCTTCGTGCCTTGCTGGATTGCTCAACGGCGACGGCGCGCAGCACAACGCCGCGGCGCATCTCGATAAAGCACGCGGCTGCGCCGCTCCCCCGCCATGTCCTGAACACCACATCGCCACGTTCACGCGCGCGACTGCGGAGGCCGTATGATGGGCTTGCTCGACGACTATTCCGACAACCGGATTGGGCTACTTCGGCGCCCGGCGCAATTCCAGAATCGCGGCGGCGGCATCGGCGCCGACCGGCGAACTATTTTCAGCCCCTGGTACCGCAGCCGCTACTCGCGCCGCTGAGTCTGGCCGGGCCAGGTTCCGCGGAACGCCTTCCGAATTGGGCGCGAGCACCACACGGAAGCCCGTCTGCGGGCTATCCCGACGACCCTCGCTCGGCGCCAGGCGCTGGCTTTGCGCCCTCGCTGGACTTCGCGCTTCCGACCGCGCCCACCACGCCAAACCTCACCGCGCATGTCCTGCGCAGCCGAGGCATTCCCGAGACCGACATCACCGCGGCGATCGGAAATCCCGGGCTGATGAAACGGCTCATTACCCAAAAATTTGGTGCAGGCTCCGCTAGGCCGCTCCTAACCAGCAGCCCCGGCGGCAACGCCAATCGCGACGATGGGCGGATTGGTCCGGTCGACCCGACCGGCCCACCCAGCGGCCGACCTCTCGACTTCAGCGCCGAGAGCGGGACGCCACGCGACACACCAACCGCGCCGCAACGCGCGCTGTTCGACGCAGCTTCAGCGCCCTCTGATCAAGACGCCCCTGCCCCGTTCATTCAACCCGCGCAGTATGCGCCAGCAAGATCGATGCCGGGCTCATTGCCATGGCCGGACAGCGCCATCATTCCGGGAACGCCCGAAAACAAAGCCTGGACCGACGACTTCATCCATTCGCAGTTGCGCGCCGGCCGCGCGATCGGCGATCGGCTCTGGGGCCCCCTTCATCACGATGAAAACGTCATCCGGCCGCCAGCCGGGTCTCTCCCCATCAATGAAACGCCTTGGTCTGGCGATCACGGCAGGATAAAGCAGGCCGTGGACGCCAAACCCGACGATGATGTAAGGATTTCGCCGACGGGCGAAGTCTGGGTACAAAACCCAGACAGCAGCTGGACGAATCACGGAGACGCAAAAGCTTTTACAGGTTCGGGCCGACCCAGCGGACGGCGAGGAAAGGATAGAGATCGATGGTGACGGAACCTGCCGCTGATGACGAAGGCAACGCGCTCAGATACACGGTTCGGCTACTGATCAAGCATCCGAACATCGATCCCGACCGCATTACGGAAACTCTGGGATTGACTCCGCATCATTGTGCGATTGCGGGCAGCGGACGCAGGACGCCCGACGACGCAGTTCGCCCCGGCACGCACAAGGCCAGTGTGTGGAGTTATTCATTTGACGTGATCGGAAAGCGCCGATTTTTTTCCGACGTGGAAAAGCTGATCGAACGGCTGGAACCGCACCGAACTCTTCTGACTGAGATCGCCAATGGCGGCGGCAATACCGACCTGATCGTGCACCTTCCAGGCGACGTCAATATCGGCAGCACGCTTCGCTGGCGAGAAATGGCACGGCTCGCCAGCCTGCACATCGACCTTGGCATCGAGGTGTTTCCGGAGTTCAACTTGTGATCTTTGGAAAGCATGTCGAACACCATTCAAGAAGGAAAGTGATACAAACAGATCGGGCGTAGCCGATCTTCCAAAGGCATCCCTTGCTTCATGGTGCTCCAGCTCGGAGAGCCAAGGCCGAAGCTCGAATAGCGGATTCGGAAGCAATCGAGTTCTTTCTTCGTGGCCCTGGATTGCTTCGCGCGCGCTCGCAATGACGTTGAGAGGTCGGTGGAAACCTCACCAGTCATTGCGAGGAGCTGTTGCGACGCGGCAATCCGGTCTTGCTTCGTCGCGTGGGATTACTTCGCGCGCCCGCCATCGGGCACGCTTTCGCGCGGCCCGTTGGCTCGCCATGACGGCGAATGGGCAGCGGGAATCGCACCCGCATCACTGCGAGGCGCGCTTGCGCCGAAGCAATCCAGGCTGCCGCCGCGGCGTCGCGGATGCGGCGGCGCGGATATGGCGCTGCGGCTGCCGCTTCCCGGCCGGATCGAGGCCCATGCGCGGGATCAAGTTTGCATCCGCATCCATGCCGCAAGGGCTGGGCGCGGCTGCAGGAAAACGACAGCGTCGAACATGCCATCTGGAAAGGGCTATCTGATGGGCGGACAGAGCAAGACTACGCAGCAGCAGACCTCGTCGACCGATCCATGGGCGGCTGCGGCGCCGGCGCTCCAGGGTATCCTGGGCGGCCTGACCGCAGCCGTCGGCCCCGCCAGTGTGCTCAGTCCGGCGCAGACGGGCGCGCTCAACTCGATCGAGGCCAACGCGGCGCAGGGCAACAAGTTTGCCAACCCGATCTCGGACGCGACGATGGGCTTGCTGAACGGCGGCGGCGCGCAGAACAACGATGCGGCGATCCGAGCCAATCTCGCCGGCTACACCAACGCGCTGCAACCGGTGGCCAGCGGCGCCAACATCGGCGGCAATTCTGCGCTGCAGCCCTATCTGGACGCGGCAAAAACCGATGCCACCAACAGCATCAACCCGATGTTCGCAGCGGCCGGACGCGATTTGTCTCCCGCCAACATGCAAGCTCTCGGCCGCGGCTGGTCGACCGGCGAAGCGCCGATCATCGCCAATCAGTACAACACCGACGTGCAGCGCCAGATGGACGCGATCCAGAACATTTACAACGCCGGCAACACCACATGGGGGCTGTTGAACCAGAACCAGAACCAGGCCAACGCCAACATGCAGGCCGGCGCCGGACTTGCGCCGTCGGCATTGGACGCCGGCAACTGGCAGGGCAACACGATCCTGCAGATGGAGGCGATGCGGACAGGCATTCCGATGCAGAATCTTACGACGCTGCTCGGCGCGGTATCGCCCGTCGCACAGGCGTTCGGGACCCAGAGCAGCAGCGGCAGCAGCACCAGCACGATGTCGCCGCTGCAGCAGGCCACGGCCTGGGCCGGAATTCTCAATCCCAGCGGAAGCAATGCTTTCAACCCCACGAAATGGATGTTCAGCTAATGGCACTGCTCAGCGATCTCTTCACCGGCCAGACCGGCGCATCCCCATGGGGCCTGCTCTATCAGCCGTCTCCGATAACCGAACAGGACAGCCGCGCGCCCGAAGCCGCGGCCTTAGGCTCCATGGGCGTCGATCCCACCAGCCTGGCGCCGCAGTCGCCATTCGGTCCCGCGCCGGATCTGAGGCCCAAGGCCGCCGCGCCGCGAGCTCCCGGCTTTGGCGCCAATGCCGCGCCTTTCGGCTTTCAGGGGCCCGGCTCGATGCAAGTTGATCCAATGATGCTGGCGGCGTCGCCGCCGGCGTTCGGCGCCGGTGCAACGCCGGTGCCGTTTTATTCCGGGCCCGTCACGCCGCAGCCGCCGGCCGGGCCGGCCACCCAATTGCCGCCGGCCAAGGGGCCGCCGATGGCTTCCCGCGCCGACGGGCCGGACTATTCCATCCCGATCGGCAGGCAAGCCAATGGGGTGACCTACACCATGCCGGCGTTCGGCCAAGCCAACGCCGCGCCGGCGCCGGCGGAGCCCGGTATCGGCGATCGGCTGTGGGCAGGCCTGAACGGATTCGCCGGCGGGGCCCGCACCGGATTGCTGAGCGCGCTGTCGGGCGGCGCCGAAGGACTGTCCACGGGCCAGGCGCCAGTCAACGCGACAGCCAGGGCGCTGCTGGCCAAAGGCGCTTCACCGGCCGATGTGCAAGCCGCGCAGAACAATCAGGACGTGATGAAGGCGCTGATCAACCAGTACTACGGACCCAAGGCGCCGGTGCCCGGAAGCATTCAGAACGGCTATCGCTTCAGGGGCGGCCATCCGGCGGATCGCAACAATTGGGAGCCGGTTCGATGACGCTTCCATGGGAACAGTACCAAGACGCAACCGGGTCGACCTCTCATATTGGCGCTCAGCCGTCTGCAGCTCTGCCGAGTTGGATGCCGGCGCCAGCGGTCAACCGGTCCGCAGGATATCCAGCCCTGCCCGAGCCAAACCTGACCGTTCAGGCATTTCGGAAGAAAGGTGTGCCCGACGCCGAGATCGCCGCGGCGATCGGCAATCCGGAGCGGATGCAGCAACTCCTCTACCAGCATTTTAGCCCCGCCGCGGTCGGAACCGAAAGCGCCTCACCCGGCGCCGCGGTCGCGCCGATCGGTCATATCCAAGCCTCGACGATCGCGGCGTTGCGCGGCATCCCGCTGGCCGGCGCGTATGTGGACAAGGGCGCGGCGATGCTGAATGCCGCCGCGCAGCCTTGGCTCGAGACCGGACTCTCGCACGCCGGAACGTTCGCACAGCGCATGGCCGAAAACGAACCGACCATCAAGGCCGCGACGGACCAATACGAGAAGGACCATCCGATCGAAACCGGCATCAGCAAGACGGCGGTCGGCATCGCGGCTCTTGCCCCGTTCGGCGCCACGGCGCTCGGCGCCAGGGCCTTGGGCATCGGAGGCGAGGCGCTGCTGCCGTCGATCCTGAAGGGGGCGACGACACTCGGACTGCTCAATGCCGGCGATACCGCGCTGCGCGGCGGTGACGCCAAGCATGTCGCAGGGAGCGCGCTGAGCGGCGCGGCAGGCGGTGTGGCTTTGCCGCTGGCGGGGAAGGCCGTGCAAGCGGTCGCGCCGTTCCTGGTCCCCACCCTCAACAACGCCCGCGGCATGATGGGCAGACTGGGTGAGCGAATGCGCCCCTACCGCGGATTGCTGGATAGCTCCGGCGGCGAGACCGATGTCCTGAACGTCCCCTATGAAGCGATCCCAAGCCGCGACTCCGGGCACCTCGCAGGCATCGAAAAACTGCCGCAAGAGGTGCAGGACAAATATTCCCGCAGCTTCAATTTTGCCCGCGGACCAGGCGGCACGGATACGATCTACGACGCGTTGGGGATGCGGCAACGGCCAACGATCGAAGCGCAGGGCTTTTGGCGGCTGCCCGATGGCAGTGTGCAGCAGAACCTCGCCAACGTGGCGCGACCGATTGTCCGCCGCGCCAAGGGTGATCCCACCAGCATGAACCCCGAAAGCACGCGCATCGCCGATGTCGCGGAAAATCTCCGTGCCTACGGTTCGGTGCAGGACGGCATCGGCGGCCAGCTCATGACCCCGGCGAGCAAGGTCGCAGACATAAACACCGTGCGCGTCCCTACACCGAATGGCGTCACCCGCGAACAGATGTTCGAACTCAATCGGCGCGCGAAACTCTACGGGCTGCAGGATATCTCCAACGTCGGCAGCGATGTCAACCTGACTAACTTTGCAGGTGGCCGACCGACCGGACAGGAGATCGATAGATATGTGAGCCGAGGTATTCTACCGAAGAACAAGCGGCGCATTGGCCCGCCTCTGCCGCCACTGGCGACCATGGTTCGGCAGGTCGTGCCCGATGCTGGTGTCCCTCTGCGCGCCGTTCGCACCGGTCCCTATGTGGACTATTCAGCCGAATTGCAAGCCGAGCCGGGCAGCGGAGTGGCAACGGGAAAATTCCTCGGAGTTTTGGATAAAGAGCCCGTCCTGGCCGAGCGATTGAACCAGGACGAACAGATCCCGAAGGACTTTCTGGCCATGGCCGACCGGGATCAGGAGTTCGCCGCCGCGCACGGCTTGCAGATGCGCGCGGACGTCCAGAGAATGCGTCGGATCATAGGTGAAGGGCCTGGCTGGGTGGGGCGGCTCAGGGCTGCTTACGCTCGGGGTGAGTATCTGCCGGCGGCGGCTCTGGCGGCTCTTGGTCTTGGGGCAGCTGCGCAGAGCGGCGACTCGAGAGGTAGCTGATAGGGGGATTATTGATGGTGCGCATCATCTCCTCCCATTCGGCCCGACTGTAGGGCGGCACCCGGTAGGGACTGCCGTCTTTCGTGTATCTAACCACCATGGCTTGTCTCCTCTGGCTCAGGGTCCATCGCCATCAGGCGAAGCAGCAACAAGATGGCGAGGGGCCGGACTGGCTTGATCGGCTCAGGGCCGCTTACGCTCGGGGGGAATATCTGCCGGCGGCGGCGCTGGCGGCTCTTGGTCTGGGGTCGGCTGCGCAGAGCGGCGGTGCGAGAAGTAGCGGACAGGGGGATCATTGATGAAGCCAATCTCCTCCAATTCAGCCTCGCTGTAGGGCGGTAGCAGGAAAGGATGACCTTCAATCGAGTATCTAACCACCATGGCTTATCTCCTCCGGTACAATGCCCAGGTCTCGATCGCCGCGCAGTATAGCAGAAAATGGCCTGCTGGGTTAGATGCGGCCCTCAAGAACGGCGCCATTCTTCCGGCGGTGGCGGCAGCGATTTTTTCGGGGGGCTTCGCGTCGCGACTCCCGTAGAGGATCGTGATAGGGCGCCCTCGGTTCGCCGATAAATCTCGGCTCGTTCAGCTGCAGTATATGGCGGCTCTTCCCAAATGGCACCGTTCTCGGCTTTCCTAGTATCTTTCGCTTCCTTCAGCTTGAATCCGAACTGGACCAACGCAGCAGCGTCAAGACGACAGTACCGCGGCAAACCAAAATCATCGAACTGGTCGACTTGTGGAGCCGAAACCGGATGCGCTTCCAGGGATATCCAGAACGCCCGCCGCATCATCGGCGACGGGCCGGGCTGGGTTGATCGTCTTGAGGCGGCCCTGAAGGCGGGTGCTGTTCTTCCGGCGGTGGCGGTGGCGATTTATAGCGCTGCCCTACAGGACCGCTATAGACAACGGTAATCGGACCGCCGTTGTTGATTCGCCGGTCAAACTCTCTCTGTTCTTTCCTGGTGTATGGCGGCTCGTGATAGATATGGCCGCCCTCCGTTTTCTTCATCACCATCTTTGACATCCTGCAGTTTGGATCAGAGACAGATCACTTGGCGCAACAGTATCGGGATGACCTTTTGGACGCGACATAGGCGAAGGTCGTCCAGGGTCTCTCGATCGGCTCAGGGCTGCTCACGCTCGGGGGGAATATCTGCCGGCAGCAGCGCTGGCGGCTCTTGGTCTTGCCGCGGCGGCGCAGAACGGCGGTGCGAGAAGTAGCGGAGAGGGGATTATCGAGGGGGCGCCGCATCTCCGCCAACTCAGCCTCGCTGTAAGGCGGTAGGCGGAAAGGATGACCATCTATCGAGTATCTAAGCACCATGACTCGTCTCCTCTGGTGTAATGCCCATTGCCATCAGGCGAAGCCGTAGCAACATGATTCTTGGGGGACGGCGACGTTGCCAGCCCGTCCGACGTCTCGATCGCCGCGCAGTATAGCAGAAAATGGCCTGCTGGGTTAGATGCGGCCCTCAAGAACGGCGCCATTCTTCCGGCGGTGGCGGCAGCGATTTTTTCCGGGGCTTCGCGTCGCGACTCCCGTAGAGGATCGTGATAGGGCCCCCTCGGCTCGCCGATAGATCTCGGCTCGTTCAGCTGCGGTATACGGCAGCTCTTCCCCAATGGCACCGTTCTCGGCTTTCCTAGTATCTTTCGCTTCCTTCAGCTTGAATCCGAGGCACCGCAATCCGGCGGATCGTAACAATTAGGAGCAAGGTCTGATGACGGGTCCATGGGAACAGTATCAGCGGACAGACGGAACGGCGTCCGATATCGGCGACCAACCTCCCGCTGCCCTGCCGAACTGGGTGCCGGCTCCAGCCGTCAACCGGTCCGCGGGATATCCGGCGCTGCCCGAGCAGAACCTGACCGTTCGCGCCTTGCGGATGAAGGGCGTTGCTGATGCCGATATCGCCGCGGCGCTCGGCAATCGCGAGCGGATGGGGCAGCTCATCAACCAGACCTTTCGTTCCGGCGCGGCCGGCACCCCCGCCACGGATGCTCCATGGTCGGGCCGCGCGCCGGCTGCGCCCGTGCTGCTCGCGCCGCAAATCGGGCCGGAGGCGCCGCGGCCGCACGGAGGGCCCGATCGGCTGTCCGGCCTGCCGAGCTGGGCGCGTGCGCCGGTTGGAAATCCATTTGCGGCATATTCCGGTGGTGTTCAAGGAATACCCGCCGAGCCATACGCAAAGCCGCTCGACGTGCCGGACGATGAGCACAAGGCCGCCGCCGGCGCGCAAGCTCCGTCATGGGGCGACATTGGTTCGGATATCTGGCGATCTGGTCTCAGCGGCGTTGAAGACAGCGCGATTGGCTTCGCCGGACTCCTGGGGGACATGGCGACGGCAACGCCCACGATCGCGGATTACGCCGCCAATCGAATCGGCATTGATCCAAACTGGTTCAATGGACTCAAGAACGTGGCTTCCGGAGCGAGAGGCTGGCTGCCCACCTCGAACGAGCTTCGATCAGGCTTTGAAAGCGTCGCCGGACCTCTCTATCAGCCAAAGACCGGTTACGGCCGCGTCGCACATACGGTTGGCGAGTATGGTTCCGGATTGCTCGGTGGACCTGAGCTACTCCCGGCGAGGCTTGTCCCAAAGCTTGCCCGAACGTTTGTTCGAGCGCTTCCCGAAAGACTCGTCACACGCGTGGTCGCCCCTGCACTCGGAAGCGAAGCCGCCGGGTACCTCGCCGGAGGCACCGACTATGAACCAGCGGCGCGCTTCGCCGGCGCCGTGCTGAGCGGCGGAGGTGCCGCCGCTTCGATGACAGCAGCCGGCAATGCGCCAATCGCCAAAGCGCTTCGCATGGTCGATAGCCGGTTCCTGAAAAGCGCGCCGCTTGGATTCCCAATCCTGAAAAGCGTGCCGCGTGGATACCCAATCCCCATACCGAATCCGTCCAATCCTTTGGTTTCCGGCCTGGTCAGCGGGGGGTTGGGCGGGCTTTGGGAGGTCGGAAGGCAGAGCCGGCAACGATCCCAGGATGACGCGCGTTAACCGGCGCCTTGCAACGACGCAGCCGCAAGGTACATCATCAAGGCGATCGACAGAGACCTTGCGGGCGCAGGCCGGTATCGCCCGGGTTTCATCCCCGTGCACTGCGGCGGATCAAGGATCTCAACCGCGCCGAAGCACAAATATGTTCATGGAGCCGCACCGACCACGCCACGATACCCCGCACGGCGCCAACCCCACCGGCTATCAGCACGCAGCAGAGGATGGCGTTCATGGTATCGACCATGACCCGCGGTAAGGCGCCCTCGACGAAAAACAACACACGCAACACCACCGACACGCCATAAGCCATCACGATCCACCGTATGATGCGCGGCGCGTCCTCCCAAGGAACGTCGCGCTCCTTCAGAATCAACTCATAGGTCAACATGCCGACCAGTTCCGGAAGCGCCTGCAAAAGCTCAAATGGGCGATATTTCATGGCTCTTGTCGATCCCATCGGCGCAGGTACCGATCGCGCGGCGGACAAGATTTGCGTCAGAATAGTTGGTCTTGCAGCGCCCTTGGCACGTTCAATGACAGGCGCGTGATGAGCTCGCGTTTTCCGTTCCGCGTCGCAATCGTGGCCGCGAGGCGAACCGTGATATCGACGTCTCGCGCAGCCCCACTGACGATCGGCAGCGCCTCTCCCCCTGAGGCTAATCCCCGCGCAACACCGCGTGGATTGGGCCACTTTCGCGGATCATGGATTTGAGCCGTTCCCGCGCACGCATGCTCTGCGGGAGTGGCGCCAACATTTCAGGGAGCTGCGCCACCCATTTCACGGCGAGCGCGCCGCCGACGAGGAGTGCGCAGCCGAGAATGCCCACGAACATGTCGACCATCGTCGGTGGCGGTGCGACGATGTCAACCCACAGGGAGCCGATAATCAGACCCACGGCCGGTCCGTAAATTGCGATCGGACCGAAAATCAAGACACCATACGATGCCGCAATCCATGGCTCCTGCCACGGCACCTGCGGGTCGGAGCCGACCAGCACTGGAACTGCGATCAGAAAAAGATATACCGGAATCCGATAGGCAAGCCAGCGCCCGGTTCGCGGAATCTCGTAGAGACGATAATACATGGCCCCGGCCGGTCCAATCGTCGGCGCCGAAACCGATCGCGCCGCGGACAACGCCAACATTCCATCAAGAACTGCGCTGCAGTTGATACCCGACGTATCCGGCCGCACGCCGTCGGCCACGCCGCCTCGCCGCAACAAGCAGATCCGATCCCATTCGTCTGGCAAGACAGGCGGCAAGTTCAATGACAACCTCAATGACAACCGCGTGACCGGCTCGCCCGCGGGGCATATTGAAGACGGCCACCCGGGCCATCGCAGCGGCGTGCGCTCCGAAATATTTTTAAGACCAATCCCGTCGCGGCGATTGCGAGCGACCCAAGGCTGCGTCTAGATTTGGCGACACGCGCGGATTCTTTGTTGCATCCGCGGTGCCTCGAAACGATAACGGCTCTCCTCAAATGCACGCCGCCGTATGTATGGCCGCCCAGGATTTGGGCCCGCGGTGCTCAATCCGACGGGAAACTTTGGCATGATTTCAAGTGACATCGCGCATAGAGCCAACCTGGAAACGTTTGACATCAATAACCCGCGGCTGCAGCCCCTGCTGCGACGCGTGGCGGTGTGGCGTCTCGATCATGCGCTGCAGTACCTCGTCTTGCTGGTGGCGGTCTTGGCGTGCTCTCCGTTGCGGTCGACAGCCCATGCGATGGGCGTGCACGATATTCTGTATCTCAACAAATATGGGGAAAGTGTTGCCGACGTCAGCTGGTGCAGCGATCAGGCCTTCACATTCGTAACCCACGGTCCGCCGCGAGAGCACTCTTTATTCCCGCCAGAATATTCCCGGGTCACGACCGTCAATATGTTCTCGGTCGAAACGCAGCAGGTACGTCCGGTTGTTGCGTCGGAATATGCGGCGTTCGGCGTCGATTGCGTCAAGGGAGGCGAATATGTCTTTCTGGATGGGGCGACTTACACTGCAACGGCAGCGAATGTGCGCGACCCTGCCCAGGCTCTTTTTTCTCAGTTCATCGATGTGCGTCCGGTGACTGGCGTGCAGCCAGGGACACTCGTTTCGCAAGTGAGCCGAGACGCGTTTGGACTAGGCAGTCCGCTGCGGACAGCCCCTGATGGCAGCGTCTACGCAGAGGCTTCGAGCCATGCCATTGACCTCGACAGTGTGGTGTCGTCCAAGCGATCGGCCTTGATTGCAAGAGGCCGAGATTACAGCCTGACACGCGAAGGCATACAAATTACCTATGCCAGCGCAGATAACCGCAGTTTGCCGCCAGGCCCGTTTCCGCTCTATGGGTTTTCCGGGCCGGAGATCTGGGGCATGGGCAGCTACGATTGTTCGACGAACCGGCCCGGTTGTACGTCCGACTCGTCCGGGCCTGCCGTTGGCTACTATCTCTCAACAAAGATAAATACCGATCGGGCGCGCCTGGACGTTCTCTTCACCCTGACCCCCCGGCATGAGCCGTTGGTGCGGCGCTGGCCTGTCGTGAGCGGCTCGGCGGCTTCGCGCGGTCTCACCGTTACCACGGTGGCGCTGGATGCAAAGCGCTGTTATGTGCTGTTGGAGCCGAGTCCGTGGCTCGCAGCAAACCGGATCAAGGGGCGTCTCAAGCTCGATCTCTTTATTGCTCCGTGTATCTTTACAACCAATCAGCTTCAGTATGACAAGCCGCAGCTGGTCGGTCACAAGCAGGCATCCTTCACCGTACCTACGCTCAGTCTCAACGGCGACTTCGCGGTGATCAGCGAGACGACCGACCTTGCGTCTCAAGAAGACGATCAAACCGAATTCGAGCAGGCGGCGGTCGATCAGCCGAACGTCTGCGCGCGATTCCTTCGTGCCACCTCCTGGCCGCTGGTGCCGGCCAACACCATCTGCGCCCGTCTGGCGCCGGGCGGACCTCATGGCATTACGGTCAGCCCTGAAGGCGGGTTTGTCGACATTCGCAGCGACGACAATCCGCTCATTGTCGGTCGCGAATACCGAAATGACGGAACCGGGCCGGTTTGGCTCAATCATGGAGAACAGCCGTGAGCGATAAGACCATTCCGCCAGTGCCGGAAAATCTCAATTTGAGGCATGCCTTCGGCGAGCCGCGCTCTCGAGGCTATCCCCATTTGGGAACGGACATTGCGGGGGGCGATGGTGATCCGTTGATCGCCACCGTAAAAGGGACCCTTGTTCACCAGTATAAGTCTTCGACATTTGGCTTTGCGAGCGTCATCGAGCGAGACAACGGCGACGGAACCTTTTCTTACTTCATATATGCGCATCAGAGCGGCTACGCAGATGATTTCAAGCTGTCTGACAAAAACCCGACTCTACCGGTCAAGCCCGGAAACATTATCGGATTTATGGGCCATACCGGCAAATCCGCTGAGGGCAAGCCAATCAACACCCACCTGCATTTCGAGCAAATTGATACCAACGGCAGAGTCAGCTTCTCAGGGGGGTGGCCATTTGCTTCTAAGGAACATAGCAATACGGGCGTAACCAAGTCAGGGGTGGCTTGGGAAAAAGTCGGCCCGTCCTTTCAACTCCCGTTCGGGGTCCTTGAGTCGCCCGGAGCAGGAAGGCTGCGCGTTACGATCCCACCGCTGGGCTGGGCAGGTAGCGGAGGCCTGCAAGGCGGGCAAAATGTCCCCACTCCTGGTGGGCCGGCTTCGCCAAACCTTCCATCCGGGCCAGGGCAGCCTCCAATCGGGCAAGGGCCGCAGCCCCAAAATACGCCGCAGGGCGGGCCAGGGTCGCAGCTCCGCAATTCTCCGGCCGCGCCAGGGTCGCGGCCCGGCAATCTGCCGCAGGGCGGGCCGGTGCCGCCGCAGCCCGGCACCCCACAGCAAGGCCCCGGCTACCCGCGGCTCGGCCCCGGCACACCGCCATCCCGCCAGCCGCTTCGCATAGCGCCGGAGCCAACACCGCAACAGGGCGTCCCGCCGCCGCCGGGCAGCCGGTTTGAGGAGTTGCTGCCGCGGCAGTCCAGCAACTCGCCGAAGCGACTGTCTTTTACAAATACAGGAGGCTCGAGGCCCGGGCCGCCGATAGATCAACAACCTCCAGCAGGGGACAACAACCCACCGCCCGGCACCGGTGCGCCGCCCGACACTGGCACGCCGCCCAACGACAATGCGCCCTCCTTAGGCGGCGTGGGGGCTACGGCCCGGCAATACATGAACGGCCAGCTCAGTTATCCAACGACGCCGACTAACGAATCCGATGTGTCGGATCGGCCGCCGGCGTTTCCGCAGCATGGCGCCCCACCGATCGGCTACCTCAACAGCGCCGACCAGACCGGGACTTTCGACCCTGGCGCGTTCGGCGCGCCGCGGCTTCGCCTGCAGCCGCCGCCAGCCGCAGCCGCGTCATGGCCGAGCACGCCGGTCGCGCCGCTGCGGTATTTGCCGCAAACCGCGCCGGCGGCGCCTGAGCGTCCGGATTGGTACGACGCCGGCAATTGGCCGCAGCAAGGCCCACCGACCTCAGCGCAAGCGAAGCCTCCGACCGAAAACAGCCTCCCGGCATTTCCCAACGGCGTTCGCGACGCCGTAGACGCTCAACCTCTGGCCCTGCAACGTCTGGCGCCACCATCGCCCCTGCCGGTGGAGAACCTGACCACGCGTACGCTGCGGATGAAAGGTGTGCCCGATGCGGATATCGCTGCCGCCATCGGCAACCGGGCGAAGATGCAGGACATCCTCAACCAGTATTATGGCCGCCGATCCGTCGCCCCCGGCGACGACCGCTGGACGGCCTACCATCGAGCGATCCAAGGCAGCCCGGCCGCGCAGCCGGATCAAGCGTCGATGCCTCCGGCAGCAACGCCGGAGAATTATATTCCGTTCGGCTGGGCCGGGCTGCCGGCGCTGTTGCGTTGAGCCATCCGCGCAACAGCCCATCATCCCTAACGCGTCCCCATTCGGTATCGCCCGGGTTTCATCCCCGTGCACTGCGGCGGATCAAGGATCTCAACCGCGCCGAAGCACGAATATGTTCATGGAGCCGTACCGTCCACGTCACGATACCCGTCACTGCGACAACCCCACCGGCCTGCCGGGCCATTCCGGCTGCGCCGGCGTCCGCGCCGGGCGGAAATCCGTTTGCGGCAGCATCCGGCAGTGTTCAAGGCGTGCCGGCACGGCGTTCGGACGAAAAAGACGGCCAGGACACCTCGGCCGATCAACCAACTCGTCCGTGGACGCCTACCCGGCCTCCTAATCTACAACAGATTTTGCGCATCTTACGCCTTCTGACGCGGCGGCGTTTCCCGTGAAGGACATCTTGAAAAGCACGCACTGCAACTGAGATCACGGCGCGCGACGACACGCCGTAACAGGCGCAGCGGGCAACGGCGCTCCCCGAACGCTCCTGCCCGACCGATTTGAAACCGCCGCCCGAGGCCAGGTCATCTCATACCAAAAACAAAAGCTGCACGATGAGCTCACCCAAGGCCCGGGCCAAGTCAGAACCAGATATCGGTTTGTCGCCTTCGGGGCTGTTGTGGTCGGGCGGCCATTCGTTCCGCCTCGGTGTGGTGAATCGGCCGGCCGGCTGGCGGCTATGGGCTTTTTCGGCTCCGTCAGGTCTTCCCGCCAGTTCTGCCGGCCATCGCAGCGTCTTCAGAGCGAGCGCGCAGCAGGTGACGAGCATGAAGCCGATGACACCCAGGACAATGGCCCCGGCGAACTCGCCCAACGAAACGTCGGGCTCGACTCGGGCCAGCCACAAGAACGGCGCCTCGAACGCCAGCACGGCGAGTGCCGTCGCGCTCCACCTGACGTGACCGCGCGGCAAAGTCCGCAACACGTGGCAGGCGGAGCGGAGCATGATCGCAGTCAGGACCAGGCCCAAGGCAGCGAAGATGGCAATCTGACTGCCCGCGATGGCGTAACTCACGATCACATCGGGGCTATAACTCATGGCACCCTCGATCCGCAATCGCCTCTGCTGCCGGCGGTGACAGCGGTGTTCGAGCTGGAGCCCGTCGCCGCCCATAGCGAGCGAAAACTGCGAAGGCAGCTTTGGCTCACCGAGATTTCAAGACGAAACTCCTAACCTTCAGTCCGGTGGCGCAATTGGAAGGTTCAATGACGAGCGCGCGACTCGCGTTGCCGTTTGCGCCTGCCAAGCTCTGCCGGCGGGGTTCAGCCGCGGCCCAGGCCGAGTCAGAGCCAGATATCGGTTTGTCGCCTTCGGGGCCCCTGTCTTCAGGCTTCCGTTCGCTCCGCCTCGGCACGGTGAATCCGCCGGCTGGCTGGCGGCCATGGGCTTTTTCGGCTCCGTAAGGTCCTCCCGCCAGTTCTGCCGGCCGTCCTAGCTGCGCCCGGCTGCGAGTCGTAATCGAGCGCAGAATTCTCGTCACTCGCAGCAATTCCGACCAATCGCAATTACGGAGAACACCTGATGGCACGTCCCTGGGAACAGTACCAGCCAACCGAGGCTGCGTCGACGCAAGCGGATTGGCCCAACATCGATTGGATGCCCGCGAGCCCGCCGGACTGGGCACATGCGTATCCCGAAAATCCGTTCGCGGCCTATCCCAATGGAGTTCTTGGCATACCAGCCTATCAACCGGCGAACCCTCAGCACGCTACGCGACAGCCGCAGCCGACGGCGCCCAGCGCCGCCAACGCGCCCGCCGCCTGGTTGCGCCCTGCCGCAGGTCGCGCCGCTATTGATGCCGCAGGCCGGACCGACGGCGCCGGCGCAGCCGGAATGGCCCGGCAGCGACGATCGGTAGAGTCGAGGAGAGGCGCGGTGACTTGGGGCCATTGGCCATCGTTCCGTTTCCTCCCCCCGCTCATCGAACCGGACGTGCGGATTTCTCGCATC